TCCTATTGCTTGAGTTTGTAAAGGATCTAAAGCTGCAACTTGTGGTGCAAGTGCCGCCATTCCGGCTTGTCGTTCTCCGAACTGGGTAGCCGCTATTCCTTGTGCCGTTTTTCTTGCTTGAAATGCTGCAGGATCTTCTCCAGGCAATTGAGTCATGGTTGCCGATATATCGGTTGTAGTAACCGGTGCTCCAGCCAGTCCAGGTAAAGTTGCTGCGTATCCTTTACCAAGTGTTTCTATGAAAGGTGCTGGCAGTACCTGTGATTGTGTTACCTGAAAAGAAGGTATGCCCGTTGATTCAACGGCAGTACCAGAGCCTCCTAAATTTTTTAAAATTTCAGCTTCTTCTTTACTGATGTATGCTAAAAATTCACCTTTCGGTGCATACTGTTCTAATAATTTTTTAGCTTCTAATATTTTTTCTTGCGTTGTCATATTAATCACTTGTTACTAATGTTCCTGTTATTCCTAAAATTGTCATTGGTAAAGGTTGTGTTTGCTGTACTGTTACTTGTCCTTCCCGATCCCATCCTAAATTACTCACTCTTTTATCTCCTGTAAAGGAAGATATGGGCTGACCCATTGGACTAGCCGATGTTCTAAAAGGTATTTGATCTCCATTAACTGTTGCTCCTACTGTATTATATAATCTTACTGTAACTTCATTATACCTCTTTTTTCTTCCTTGTGCAGTACCTGCTTCTGCTCCAGCTTCAACTCTCATTGTTTTAATTGTTGATTTATATCCCAAACCTACTTCTATCGTTTTACTAGCAAAGGTGCTAGGTAAACTTACTGTAATTGCTCCACTTGATACTTTTTGTGTAGGATAAACAGCATCATCTATCAAGATTTGTACTGTTTCACCTTCTAAATGATCTAGTGATGTAACTGTTGTTGAAGAACCTGTTACAGTTCCCGACAATCCAGAATCCATATTTAACGTGTTATCTAAATATTCTACATACTTAACAGTTGATCCATTAACAATTCTTTCAATTACGATCCATACTTGATTTTCCAATGTTTCAGAAATTGATGCAACACTTTTAACTTTTGATTCTTTTTCATTTGTAACTGTTAATCTTACAGTATCAGAACTTTCAACTGTTAATAATCCTGTACCCGAAGGTGTAGTTTCAAAAACTGTTACAATAGCTGCTGCTGGATTTGCTACAGTAAAATCTGCGTGAGTATTAATAGCAGTAAAAATATTATCTGCTGTTGTATTATTATTAGTTTCAGTTTTAAATTCATCTGTTCCAGCAGTTCCTGTTGTAGAAGTAAATGTAACTGTTGTACCATCCGATTTTGTAAATTTTAATGTTGTACCTGTTTGAATATTATCATAATCAGAAACAGTAATTGTACAATTTTGATCTGTTCCTCCAAATAAGTGTCTATGCCAAGCAACAACATCTTCTTCTCTTTGATATGTCATTCCTAACAGAACACCATCTTCTCTTACAGCCCAATAAATTGATTCTGGTTCTTGTGCAAAATCTACATCGTCAATTCCATCACCTGTAATGTGTTCAGCTAATAAAGTCATATCGGGTGCTACATAAGCATCATCTTCAAAACGATATGCAAATTCCCTAACTTTTTGTTTTTGTCTTTGCACGAATAATACAGCACTACCTATTTGAATAGGTTGTGTTGTATGACCACCATAAGTCGTCTGTTGAGTAATCGTTACATTATCGGGTTTTAAAGGTTCACCTGTCGGCCTACCTACTCTAAATTCACCACCTGCCGTTCCTACAATTAAATCCCTAGCGGGTGCTAACCATCTAATTACATTAACTCTATTAGCGGCAATCGTATAAGTAAAAGCATCTGCTGGATCAGCATCACCAGCATCAAAATCTTCATATGCTCCAGATTCAGAAGCCCATATCGTTTGCGGATTATCAGTAGAACCAGCAAATACTAATCGCTGTTCATAAAAAGATACTGCCGAAGGAAATCCTGTAGTATCTGACCACGCCCCTAATGACCAAGTTACAGAACCCGAATCTGTTGCAGCTACAACAATAGTCCACGTTACAACAGTTGTATTAGTTCTTGCAGTAATTTCTCCCCAACCATCTCCTAATTTTACATACCTACCAACATCAGTAGTTTGAAAACCAGTTCCACTATTAATTCCTACTATAGCAGATGCTGTTAAAGTTCTTCCTGATCCTACTGTTGTTGCACTTGTTGTTAAAGTTGTTGTCGTTGTATTTAGATCAAGAAATGGGCCAACTTGAAAATCTACTTCTGCAATAGTCCAAGCTGAATGACCTGTTCGTGTTAATTTTGTTGGTTCGTGTAATGGATGTACAATATACATAACATCAGCAGATTGTGTAAATTTTAAATCAAAAACTTGTGCTGATGTAAAAGATGTAGCAATTTCATAAACCTTTTCTGCCGTTCCAGCAGAAGAATAAGCAGTATAACCCGATGTATCAATTCCCGATAATTCAAAAGTATGAGTTGTTTTATTTGCGACAGTAAATCTTCTTCCATTTACTTCTGTCATTCCCACAACACTATTAATCCAAACGTGATCTCCATTTGAATAACCATGTGAAGTTGCTGTAACAACACCAGGGTCTGCTGCTGTTAATCCTGAAATAGCTTTTGATGCTTCTACAATTTGTCCATTATCTTTATAAAATCTAATATACTGATCTCCAAATTCCAGAATATAAGATTGTGTAACATTAAATTCAAAAGGAATTAATCTTGTAGCATTTGCAGAATTTTTTACTTCTCCAACAAATCTACTACCATATCTACGACTTGTACCTCCTTGTGGAAATACAGTCATATTCTCCATCGTTGCTACACCATTATTATATTTTTTAAAATCAACTTGACCAGCAAGTTTCGGTGTTAATTCCCCAGCAGTAAAGTTTGTTTGAAAAGGATGTACTCTCGCCATTATGCTTTCCTAAAGTCAGTAAATGTATCAGACACAAGATCATCAATAAATCCTTCTTGGCCATCAACACTTCTTGCTTCGGAAAGTTTTTGTTGAAAGAGTTTCTGCATCTGGTCTTGTAATTTGACACTATTGGTTACAGGATATGCAAGGTCTACAGCTAATTTAGCAGTCAAAACATCTACGAACATAGAATCGAATTGTGCTGTATCTGTAACCTTTGCTATGTAAAGAATTTTAGCTGTGCTTTCATTGGTAAGTAGAACCCTACCTTGTGAAGCATAATGTTCAATTTTAAAAACGTAATCTTTATATTGCATTTCTAAAACCCTTAAACAATAAGGATCAGTTGGTAATGCGTATTGATATGCGTATTCGTATGCGGGTGTATCTGAAAGTTGTGCTAAAGTTGCTCTTGTTATAGCAAAATTCCAAGGGTGTGATCTTAAAACTAGATCACGTGAAGGTTCGTAGAAAGAATTACAAAGTCTTGCTCTTTCTGTATCATCTGTAAGTGCTGTAATCGGGTCATCGCCCAATCTACGTAAAGCATTTGAGCAGATGGAAACTTCTGTTGCCATAATTCCTTATAATATCAAAAGGGCGACCATAATTCAATATGTATCGCCCTTTATTTCTTTTTCGTATTTAGATTAGTCGATAGTATACTTTACGACAATCGTAATGTCACCAGCGATGGCAGTTCCTGTTGCCGACATAGTAACAGCGATACGTAAAGGAACTTTCGGGTCTTCTGAAAGTCCTCCGTCTTCCCAAACAAAGTTTGCTATAGCATTAATGTTACGAGCTTCTGCTAACAATTCTACAGGTGCTGTAGTTACAGCAGCTTGAAATTGTGATACAGCACTAGCGTAACAATCTTCGTCGATTACGGCAGCAGCATCTGTAGTCGAGCCACTTATCGTATAGGCCTGTGGGCCATTATATAATCCGACATTAAACTCGGCACTAGAGCCACTATCTAAATCGTCATTATATATTCGTATACTTGCTAGCTTTGCGTTTGACGGAACTTGTGCCAAAACAATAATATCATCATTGTCAAGATCACCTGTTCCAGCAGCAATTGTATCCATAAAAACACGCAGTTTTCCACCGCCACTAGCCGCTTCGAGAGTAGTTCTTGGTGTTGCGTCAAGATTCGTGATTTCCACGCCTTTTGCAGTTGCCATATTATATCTCCTTATTCGTTAGCAGCTATCTCTACCATCTTTTCTTCTTCGATACGAGTTGCACCGATTGTCATAGATAGAAATACCTGTGTTGCATAGTTCTTATCTGCTCTTTCAGATATTTTTGTACCAATATCTGCTCCAAGAGCAAGACCTATTGCTGATTTTGTAAACGCTAAACATTGTCGAGATGGTGTACTGTCTTGTCCTAATCTTTGCGATCTAATAAATTTAAACCCTAAAAAGGTATCTATTTGACCACTAACTAACGCTTTAACAGAATTATAATCTGCTGACGTAATTTGAGTTATCGCCAACAAATCTGCTAATTGACCAGCCGCACAAACCAAGAATCTTGGTTCTTCGGGATCAACATCATTTGCATCTAGTATTTCTTTGGCATTTAACAGTTTTGCAACTGATAAACCCGCAGAACCATGTGCTACTTTATTCCCAGCTGGTAAAGAAACGGATGTTCCACCCGCAACTCCACTATAAGCTGTTCCAGTAGCCGCAGAAATGATTGCATCATCCATAGCTCTACCCATTGCCCACGCACCAGCAAGTGCATATTCAGACGTTGGGGAAATTAATAGTCTAACTTTATCTTCGTTATCTATTAAATCCGCCCAGTCATAGTCATCCATAGATACTTTTCTTCTAGAGTGGGGTGTATCCATTCTAGGTGTATCTGCATGACGTGAAGTACGTTTTTGTGCTGCTGTTGAGCCAATTCTTTCAAAGAAATGTGATTTGCCAGTAACTGTTTCAGTTCTAACAGCATCTCTTAATCGAGAACCTTTTTGTTGAGCTAGGTGTAATACATTAGCTTTGTACTGTTCAACGAAAGCCGTTGTTATTTGTACAGACATATTATCTCCATAGTTTTACAAAGTTGAAGAATAGGGGTCGAATAGCACAATGCTGATTCAACATATTCCATTAAATCGGCTTTTGTCCTTTCGGGAAACCTTATCGTAAAACGATACGATCAATCGAATGTTTAAAGCCGATTATGGCTACCTATTCGTTCTCCTATGAAGGGCGAATTTTGATACAACAATTATAACAGATAATTTATTTAATTACCATAAACTTTTTCGTGTAATTGCCTTACTTGTTCTACAGCATTTCTATGTTCTGGATGCCCAGCATTATGATAAGGATGTTTTGCATCTGAATAAATTTTTGCAATATCAGCTTTAGCATCTATTGGTGAAACAGCTAATTTATTATTTTGTGTATTTTTAGCCATTTCTTCCGTTATATCCTCACCTAAACGTGCAAATAATTTAACAACAGATGGATGATTACCTGCTTCGGTATCTAAAAGTTCCATCAATTCGTTATCTGCATATACAGACATTGCTCGTCTTGCTGATCTAACCTTATTATCATAGTCATAACCCCATTCTTTATGCAATGCTTCTTCTGTGCTTTTCTTTCCTAAAGTCATTTCTGAATCACGTCTTTGACTTTCAAAATCAACAGATTTGACTTGAAAATCTATTAATGCTTTAGCTTGATCGTTATTTAACCCAATTTGATGGGCAACATTCCTAAATTGTTTAACTTGTTCTTCATTAAAATATTTAGAATGTGTTTCTGGAATAGTAAAACTATACTTTTCAGAAGTTTCAGGCCTTCCTAACTTTGTATATAATTCAGCCCTTTCTTCATCTGTTTTTGGTATAGGTATTCTACTCCCTATCATTTTTTGCTGGTGAACTAGTGTATTAGCCGCAGATTCTAAATCTTTAATATTTTGAATTGTTGGATTGTTTTTCAATTCATCATTTAAAGATGATCTCCAGTCTTGATTTTCACTAGCACCAGACCCAAGTATGGATGTTTCCTGTACTGGGTTGTCTTGTACTGTGGTCGTTTGTTCGTCAGCCATTTATTTTCTCCTCTAGTAGATTGATAATACGAATGATTACCGATCTTTGTCCTTCTCGATAAGCCATTTCGTTGGAATCCTTTGAAAAAGAACTCCGTTTATAATAAGCTGACTTTAAATCAGCTATTACTCTTTCGCCCTCTTTAGAGCCAAAAGTAATTCCGTAATCTCTTTTTAAACTTTTAATTTGCTTTTCAAAATCTGGGGCAGCCATTATTGAATTGATCCCGATCCATTTGAATTACCAGGGTCAAAAGGTGGTTTAACAACTGCGATTGTATTTAATAAATGTCTTAATTCTTCACGAAGTTCACCATCCGTTTTTCTTCCTGTTACATCTTCAATTTTAGTTATTGTTTGATAACCAGAACGATCTAATAAACTATTAACTGCACCCAGTTGAACCGAAGCTGATATTTTAGGATTTGAAATTAAATCTTTTAATTTATCTACCGCTAAAGGTACGTGACTACTCATTAATTTTTTAGTAGCTTCATCTATTTCATTACTTAATTGTTTTTTAAGATTATGCCCTTGTTGTTCTGCTGTAGCTTCTGAATAACCTGCTTTGATTGCAGATTGTTTTGCATTTCCTGTTTGTGAAAAATTTTCAACAAACGCTTGTTGCATTTCCGTTAATGATTTCATTATACTAGACCTTGTTGTTCGGCTTGTGCTACTGCTTCTTCCATACCTTCTTTAGTTTCGGGTTTAGACATTTCTGTCATAGCTTTACCTTGTGATAATGCTGTATCAGCTTGTTGCTGTGCCATAGCTTGTTCTTGTGCTTGTTGTTGTGCTGCTGCTCTTTGTTCTCTTATTTCTGCTACTTCATCTTCACCACGTAAAACTGTTTTAGGAACTCCAAGTAATGTTGCTCTCATTCTAATTGCTTGTTCGTGATCTATAACATCCATCACAGTAGGATCAACTTGAACTACTTGCATTGCTAATTGATATAATCTTTCAACTGCTATTGCTTCTTCCATTCTTTGAGAACGTGCTAAAGGCCCAACATATTCTATATCCATATTCATACCTTCCATTTCAGAAGGTCTAGGTGTTAAAGCATCTGAACGTAACATAATTCCAAATACTCTTTCAATTAATGGATTTAAAAATTCAGTTTGAAATCTCCCCAATGTTGGGCCTAGAAGTCTTTGCATTAATTCATATCTAACTTGAACTTCTGTTGCCGTCATTTGTGGGCCTTCTTGTAATTGTAATTGATCTGAATAATATGCTTGTCTAATTGCTGTTCTTAATTGATTTTCTTTTAAATCTGTTATTTGCCAATTCGATCCAATTTGTAATGGTTTAATTGCTGTATCACTTCTAACAACTGTAATTCCAGCAGGTGTCATTCTAACTCTACCTATTACTCCATCATCAGTAACTAATAATGGTGGATCAATAGCTTTCGCCCACGCTTTTAATCCAATCTCTACAGCTTTATTTAAAGTTTTAATATCGGGTAATGCATTGTAACTTGGTGATCTTCCAAAAATTTCACCTGTTGCTTTAGACCATCTTGGAACTAAATATGGAAATTCATTATACCCACCTGTACGAACAACCATTTTATCTTCAAAACAAACGTGGCAAGAATGAAATGGTAATTTAGTTTTAGCTTTCATCCCTACTGATCTTTCATAATCTGATGTAGGTTCGACAGCGTGAATAAAATTGAATTGAGTATCGGGTTTTGCTTTAACAGCTTCTTTAATTTTTGTTCCTACGTTATCTTCACCAAATTCTTGTACTGCCTGTCGTGCAGTCATTTTATATTTTCTATAAAGTGTATCTACTCTACCTGTAGAATTTTCTTGAATAAAATATTCTGCTATATGCAAAGTATTAAAATGTAAACCACCTTGTAAAAATCCTTCATTTGCTTCTTCAACAAATATCGCTGATGTACCAACTGAACATAAATCCAAATACATTTCGTGAACTTCTGTATTAAAATTAGATTCATTGAATACAGCATACATTCTACGTGCTGTATCTTCTAACCAGATTTGTATATCTCTAATTTTATTAGCATCATCATCTCTTAACTTTAATGAGAACCAAGGTAATGAAGGTGATGTTAATGTTCCTTGTAGACTTGCCGCTAAAAGATTATTAGCTGTGATTGCTGTTGAATCAAATAAAACTTCTGTTCTTTTTTCTCCACGTGAACGTAAAAAAGTAATTTCTGCTTTTCGTGGCATTACATAATCTAAAATTTCTTGCCAATGAGATTCCCACGTACCTCGATCAGCTTCTAACTTATCTAATCGTTTTCTTA